GACCTTGGCCACACAGTGGATGGTGGAGTAAACCAGAGACATTAGATATGAATGTTTTTGACATGCCAACAATTCCTAGCGTTATTTCAGCAGTTAAAGGTGAGTTTGCTAAGGATAATACAATGGTTGTAATGTTAACTGGTCGTATACCAAAATTAGCAAAAGCGGTTAAAGCTATTCTAGATTCAAAAGGTCTTACATTTGATGCTTATTTGTATAATTATGGTGGTGAAACATCTGCAAATAAACGAGAGCAAATGGAAAAAATATTAAAAGACCACCCATCAATTAAAGAAATAGAACTTTGGGATGACCGAGATGAACATATTCCAGTATTCCAAGCTTGGGGTGATGATTTAGTTGCTAGTGGTCGTTTGAGTAATTTTAAAATTAACCATGTCATGGGTGAACACCATGGAATGACACCATAAGTATGTTTGAACAACCTATATTGGTTAAGTGTGATAACCAAAAATGTAATTATAAAATACCAAACCCAACTAAAGACATAGGTGTTGATTTGACACCTTATGTTAATATGCCATGTCCTAAGTGTGGTGAAAATCTTCTAACTGAAAAGGACTATAAAAAATATAATCGGACAGCTAAAGTTATTCGATTTATTGTAAAGTATTTTAGTTGGGTTATTTAAAAAAAATAGTATGACAAAATGTCCAAGTTGTAACGCAGAATTAGATAGTGCAACGTGTATTACAGATAATGATGCAAAACCAGAAGCTGGGGATATATCAATTTGTCCAAGTTGTGGGGAAATTAACCAATTCGATAATGATTTAAATTTGGTAATACTACCAAGTAGTAAGTTGAAACGAATTAAGTTGGAGAATCCAGAAGATTATGAAATTATAATGGATGCAGTAATAATGATTAAATCTAGGATAAAAAATGGATAAATTAGTTAAGATTATAGAAATCACTAAAGTTGGTGATGGTTCTGTTTTGGGGACAATGATAAAAACCTTAGAGCTAAATACAAATTATAAATTATATTTTTGGGTAATTTGTGTCAATAAAGAATCAATTAGTAGGACAACGGCAGATTGTGAAGATTTAGGTATAGAATTTTTGATTTGTGATAGAAACACAATGTCATATAGTAAAAAATAAAAAAAGCGCAAAATTTGCGCTTTTTTTATTGGTACTTACGAAAAAAAAATGTATCTTTGTATTATGGAAAAATTAAAAGACTTTTTGGAACACCATGATAATTTATCGAAAATAGGTGTTGATAAACAGAAATTAATTGATTTGTTTCAAGGTATTGATGTGAATGTTGCAAGCTTGCAAGAAGGTGTTGGTGGTTTGTGTGCTTATGATAGGATTTTTATATCAAGAAGTGTTGTTTCTCATCCTAGTTTATTCTTGTACGTTGCTTTACATGAGTTAGCACATTATAAGAGAATACAAAAAATGGGATTTGACTTACATTTATCATTATTATCTTCTGAAAACTTCGATACGTTGTTTGAACATGTCGTTACAGAAGAAATAATCGCAGACAGATATGCTTCATATATGTTTTTTAAATTGAGTGGCATAACTTGTGATGAATATTCACAAAATTTACATAGATTGGATGTACAAAATTTTTACAAACCAAAAATTAAAGATACAATATTTGGTAAAATTAAAAACAATCTAGATGATTATAACAAGGCGGTTAACTGTTTAATATTAGATGTCGTGTAATTTTACTCCAGTACAATTAAAAACTATAATTGTTGACCCAAGTGTACCAGTCTTCCAAAAAAGTGGTATTACATATTGTGATGAAGCGTTTAACGCATTTATTAAATACGATGATATGAAACCACAGACTTTAGAAGATTATGTGGAAATATTAATTGATATTGAACGAAAATTCATATTTGGTGTTTTTAACATCAATTCATTAACATGTGACCCAAGGGAGTTAAAAATACATTTAGTTCTTGGTAATCTTAAGGTTGTTAAAGTTATTAGAAGTAGATATCCAGAGTATTCTTTAGACGTATTCAAATCTATATTTGAAATTTTTATGGAGTTGTTGGGTAGTTATATTGATTTGTTAGGTGAAAAACCAAATATTATACGTGAATCAAATGATTTTGAGAAATATAATCGTATATTATGTGATTATTTAAGTAATGAATTGAGTTCTAATGTTAAAGAAGAACGATTACGTTTAACACAAAAAGAGATTCAGACCCAACCAGTAATGTTTAAACAAAATCAAACGCCAGATATCAAAACTAAAAGGTTATATGGTTTGGATGGTTTAGATATTGATGAGAGTGTTTACAATCAAGTCATAAGTTGGATTGAAAGTCGTAGAGATTTCATTCTAATCGACTACAATAACATGAGTGAAATTTATTAATAAATGAAATTAATTGATGAAAACTTAAAAGAAATATTTAAAGCACACGGTATTAATGATTTTATGTCAGCATATGCTTATTTAAAAACAACTGAGTGTTATTCTGATTTGGAGTGTTTAGTGAATTCACTGAATCATTTTGAAATTAATTCTAATGATTACGATTATATTAGAATTGTTGAAATAAATGATAATGTCTGTACTTTTCAAGTTTGTAAATTAGCTGATGGTTATACTAAGATAAAAGATTATATAATTCATTGTGCGGAACGAATGGTTGTTCATCATGAACTATATGATGTAATCTTTGAAATAAAAGATGTTAGTGAGGTTGATTATACATTCATTTTTAAAGATTTTTCTGGTATAACCGAAAAATTACTTTATAAAGACTTTGATGAAGCTGTACAATCACAAAGACAAGAAATGGTTGTTGAAATGGTGGAGGATGATGATATTAATGAAACCACATGGGGAACAGATTTACCACGCTACGGTGAAAGAACTCCGTTAGAATCACCAAATGATATACCCAGTGTTGATGAGTTAAGAGTCGATAATTCATTATATGCAACTTTTGATGAGGTCACTGGTGAAGTTGAATTAAGTTGGGGTGATGTAGAGAATGCATCTAATCAAACAGAAATTGATTTACCAAGTGGTTTATCAGTTAATGCGTATCGAATGTTTAGAAGAGGTTATTAAAAGAATATAAAAAAGAAATGATTAAAATAGGTGATAAAATAGAAGGTAAGTTAAGTATGAATGCGAGTGGTTCAGCTTACCTTGTGAATCCAGATAGTCCAAAAGATATCTATATTCATAAAAAAAATACGAACAAAGCATTACATTTAGACCAAGTAATTATTGAAATAATAGCTGGTAAAGGTAGAACAATTGAAGGTAAGGTTATTGAAGTTGTTCATAGATTTAAAGATGAATTTGTTGGAACATTGCAAGTTTCAGATAGATATGCGTTTTTAATTCCAGATTCTAGTAAGATGCCAGTGGACATCTTTGTACCATTGAACAAATTGAAAGGTGGGTTAGATGGGCAAAAAGCAGTCGTTAAACTTACTGGTTGGAAGGATGATTCTAAATCACCAAACGGTAAGGTAATTGAAGTATTAGGTAATGCTGGTGAAAATGAAGCTGAAATTCATTCAATTTTGCATGAGTATGATTTGCCATACAACTTCGATGAAGACGTTGAGGCTGAAGCAAATATGATTCCTTTGGAAATCCCAGAAGATGAGATTGGAAAGCGTAGAGACATGCGTGATGTGTTAACATTCACAATTGACCCAGATACTGCAAAAGATTTCGATGATGCATTGAGTGTTGAATGGAAAGATGGTAATATGGTTGTTGGGGTTCATATTGCTGACGTTAGTCATTATGTTAGACCTGATACTGCCTTAGATAAGGAAGCTTACAAGCGAGGAACATCAGTTTATTTGGTGGACCGAGTAGTTCCGATGTTACCAGAAAACTTATCCAATGGGTTGTGTTCATTAAGACCACATGAGGATAAGTTATGTTTCTCAGCGGTATTCAAGTTAGACCAAAATGGTCACGTACTTGATGAGTGGTTTGGTAGAACTGTGATACATTCAAATCATAGATTTACATACGAAGAAGCACAGGCAATTATTGAAAATAAGAATACTGGTGAAGCATTGGATTTGAATGATTTTGGTGTTGAAGACCCAATATTATTCTCAAAACTATATCGTGGGATTCTTGACTTGGATAAAACTGCTAAGAAAATGAGAGGTAATCGTTTCAAACGAGGTTCTATTTCATTTGATAAGCGTGAGGTTAAGTTCATGTTGGATGAGAACAACAAACCAACTGGAATTACTTTCAAAGAAATGAAAGACTCGAACAAGTTGATTGAGGAATACATGCTTTTGGCTAACAGAAGAGTTGCACAATTCTTAAAATCGAGAGGGGGTTGTATTAACAGAGCACACGATGAACCAGATGCTGCTAAATTGGAAGCATTACGTGAGTTTATCAAACCACTTGGTTATGATATCAAGACAAATAATCCAGCTGAAATTACTAGTACACTTAATCGTTTGTTGTTAGATGTGAAAGGAACACCAGAAGAAAACATTGTTAGCAACCTAGTTGTAAGAACAATGCAAAAGGCGCACTATACATCTGAAAATATGGGACACTACGGTTTAGGGTTTGAACATTACTCCCACTTCACATCCCCAATTAGGAGATATCCAGATGTTATTGCACACAGGATGCTCAGTAGATATTTGGAAGGTAAGACAGAGACTAACATGTCTAGACTTGAAGGACGATGTGTTCATTTGTCTGAGAGAGAAAGAAAGGCACAAAAAGCCTCTAGAGATTCAATAAAATACATGCAATGTATTTACATGTCTGATAAGATTGGTAAAGTTTATAAAGGTGTTATCAGTTCGATAACTGATTACGGTGTATTTGTTGAGTTACCAGAAGTTGGTTCCGAGGGTATGGTTCGTATATCTGAAATAGGTGGGGATACATATTATGCAGATATGGAGAAATACTGCATTAGAGGATTTAACACTGGGGTGGAAGTTAGACTTGGTGATGAGGTTAATATAGTAGTTAAAGCAGTTGATGTTGAAAAGAAATCGATTGACTTAATGTTAATTAGATTAGATTGATGGAAGGCTTTGAATTAATATTATTCATAATTTGTTTGATACTCACAATATTTTGTGCTATATTTGCGGGATATTTGGTTTACCGTATTAGATATGGTCAAAATGAAATTAAAAAAATTGTTGATGAAATAATTAAAGAAATTAATTATGGATAAAAAAAAAGTTATTGAACAATTAGATAGTGCTAATAATCCACATATATTATATCTTGTAGTCTTAGAGGGAAACGATGAATTATTTTGTAAGATAGGTGTCACCAGTAAAGATGTTAATAGTAGATTCAAAGATGAAATTGATTATAAGATTATTAAATCTACAACTATTCGTTTCAACAGTGGTATTGAAGCAAGAGGGTTTGAAAGTTTATTATTGGAACAAATACTAGATTACAATCGTAAATATAAACCATTAAAACGATTTGGTGGGTATAGTGAATGCTATGATGCAAATTATTATCGTGACATGTCATTAATTTTACAATGTATTGAAGAACATGTATTTGGTGATGAAGAAATTATCAATAAATTTGATTATGAAAATTTAAGAGGTTTAGATTATCAAATAGGGTTAATAAAGGGAATGTTATTATCTGATAACATTTTATCTGAATT